CAGGCGATCGCGATGGTCGATTCGACGAGTTCCTTGAACTGGCCGTTAGTGATGACGACGTCGGCGACGCGCAGTTCGGCGAGGATGACGACTTCTTCGTCGTGCGGCCCGCCCCAGTATTCGGCGGCGCGGGTGATTGCTTCTTCGACGACTGCTTTGGTGTCGGCTCGGTCTGGCGATGACATGGGCTGACCTTTCGTTCGTGTGTTTGAGCGGTTCAACAATTCGAACCGTTGAAACAAACCTAGTCGGTTATTACGACGTTGGCAAGTCCGAAACCCAACACTCGCCGAACCCGCCCCGCGACCGGGGGAAGGCGCGAGTCGGCGCCGGTTGCTACGCTGGTCATGTCTGGCGACACATGACCCTTTCGGTTCGGGTTGGGTGAAGGCCCGGCCCTAATTGGGGGGCCGGGCCTTTCCGCTTACCAGGGGCCTTACTCGGGCGTCGACCAGTCGCCAGGCATGGCGCCACACTTGATGGTCACCGCGGGGATGTTGTCATTCGATGCCTGCGCCGCGTCGAGAAACGGCGTCGTGTCCACGGCGGGCACCGGAATGCCCGTCAGCGACCAACCTGACTTGATCCCGCTGAAATAGGTCGACGCGGAACTGAACGGAATGCGCGCGTCGTGATGCCCAGTAATCGCCGTCAGTAGCGCCCCCCCGGCGCCGGTCGACGAATGGTGCAGCGTCCCGAGGATGTACTGTTCGTTTTTGCCGATGTTGCACACGAACGCGACGGTTTTAGCGCCGGTGGTCGCGGATACGTCAATGTCGGCTGACTGCGCTACTAGCTTGCCGTCCGTACGGTAGGCCACAATGCGGACCTTCGAGCCAGCCGGGCCGACCGTAGTGACGTTGATCGTCGCCTCGACGATCTTCCCGGCCCGCGCCGCGGTAATCAGGGTGCCGCGGAACGTGCCGTTAGGCAGCGAGGCGTTGACGCCGCGCGGCCCGGCCGGGCCGTAACACATGCCGGATACCATGCCGTAAGATCCTGCGGCATGACGCACCGGGTCGGGGAGCGCGACGGGCGGGCGTGGCCGGGGCAGCATCGTGGCGCCCGCGGCCATAGCCGCGAGGTTCGCGGTCGTCAGGGACACGGTCAGTACGCCGCCGATGTTCCCGGCTGCCGTGCCGTTGACCGGCGCGATGATAAGGCGCGTGGTGTACGAGCCGGTCAATGTGACGGCGCGCGGTGTCCAGTTCCCCAGCGCCTGCGGATACAGTTTGATCGGCGCCTCGATCGTCGGCGTGACCTGCTTGATATACGCCGCGTCGGTCAGGTTGTAGATCGCGTAGATTCGACCGTCAGGGGTCGGCACGAGGTCAGTTTTCCCCATGCCGGTCCCCAGAGATTCATACGTGATCGACGACCCGACGCGCTTATAGTGCCGCACTTCACCGTCTGCCATGCGGACGGCAGCGTGCGCGTTGCCGCTGGTGTCGAAGCAGGCGCCGGTCAGGACATGCCCGGACCCGCCAGCGAAGACCTTCACCGATGTTTCGGCGGGCGTGACAGGCAGGGTGACGGTAGCGCCTGCCGCGTTTTTCCAGGTCACGCCGCCGTCTACGGAGTACATGTAGCACAGGTCGAAGTTGCTGGATATGTCGATGGTGTCCCGCCAGACCCACCACATGTGCATGCGGTTGGGGGTGGAGTCGTAGACGATGCGGGATGGGTAGGCGGACACGTCGTCCGCGGCAGTAAGCCAGTCGTGTCCTTTGAGGATCATCCCGACCCGGGTCCAGGTTCGGGTGCCGGTGTCGTACTTGTTCAGCACCAGGTCGCCGTCGCTGCTGGTGCCGTCGCGGTAGAAGAACAGCAGGTTTCCGTCGTTGAGCCTGACGAACACCGGGTACGTCACTTCGAGTTCATTTGTCCCGACCATGCCGGGCGCTTCCCAGCCGGTAATGACGCCGGGCGCGGTCGAGCGAACATAGTTGAGCGGCACGCGGTGCATGTTGCCGGATACGTGGATGTAGCCTGCCCCGTCGACGATGATCGCCAGGTTGTTGTGTTCGTCAGCGGGGGCAGGCGCAACCAGCGGGTTCCCGGGTAGGGTGCCGAGGTTGAACGTCTGCCAGACCGAATCGCCGTCCTTCATCTTCGCGACGTGGGGGTTCATGTTGGAATCCCAGAATGCGGCGTAGATCACTTCGCCGACGGTCCGGTAAACAATCGACGAGTTAATCGGGACCGTGTCGGTCAGGGCGATCGGGAACTGATCGAACCGGACAGTCGGGGCGTTGATCTGCGCGAGGCCGACGTCGTCGCCTTTGTCGCCCTTCTGCAGCACAAGGTCGAGCCGCTGCAGGGTCGGCGAGACCGTCGTCAGGGTCGCGGCCGGTGCTTCGGCCGACGTGACCGTGCCGATCTCCAATTGGTTAGCGGGGCCGACGAAGACCTTCACGCCTGTCTCGGTAGTCATGGGGCGGGGTTTCCTATTCTGTGATGGTCACGCCGAGCGAATCGGCTTCGGTCCAGGTGCGGGCGGCGGCTTCGCGGGTGTCCCAGGTCGGCCCGGCAGCGGCTTCCCAGGCATCCCACGTCGGGGCGACGGCCTGCGCGGTGAGTTGGTGCCCGGCCGGGATGACGCCGGTCGCCCTGACCTTCGTCGTCAGGGCGGTCAGAGCGGCAGGCAGGTCGGTGTCGGCGCCGGGCACTTCGTCGGCGCGGACCAGCAGCACGAGCCGGTGCAGGACCGACGGGGAAGGGATGACCGATACCTGCTGGCCCCCCGTCAGGTAGCGGCGGGCGGCGTTGACTATGTCGCCCCGGGTGCCCGACGCCGGTCGGCCGTTGTCAGCGAGGTCGATCAGGTACGCGCGCAGGTCGGCCGTCGGCTGGTGCCGGTTCGTCGCTGAAACGCCCATGAGTTGCGCGACCCATCGCAGGGCCGTGTCGGGGGTGTTGCGCGGGTCTAGGAACTCGCCGCCCCACAGCCCGTCGGAGAGATCGCGGACCTGCCCGGCGATCTGCCCGACGCCTTCCATGTAGCGCAGCAGCGGGTAGTTCTGCGAGACCGTGCCGCTTGTGAGGGCTTCGAACGTGACGGCGCGGCGCCCGACGTTCACGCCGCGCACCGTGAACAGCAGCCCGCCGTCGGCGACAGGCGAACCGATCGTCAGGGTCGCCGTGACGGGGTTCGCGACGGCCAGCAGTGACACGAGGGTGTCAGAGCCGTCGCCGACCGGCAGGTCGGTGTAATCATGCGTTCCCAGGTTCGCGCCGGTCGCGTCAGTCAGCGCCAGCGACACCGAAGCGCCGGGCGCGTCGGCCGTCCACCAGACCTGAAACGTGACGGCCTGAGAAATGTCGGCGCCGTAGAACGCCCGGGTCAGGCGCAACTCGACGAAGGCTTCGTCTTGCTGCAGCGGCTCAACGTCCCACCCGTCGATGCCGTTCGCGAACAGCGGTTCTTCGTTGAGGCCGACCTGATAGAGCAGGCCCGGGGCTTCCTGCACGGCGTCAGCGGCCCGGTATGCGCCCGGCAGCGTCGCCCACCATGCCCGGGTCCAGGGGTGGACCGGGATCGTCTCGACCGTCATCAGATGACCGTCACAGTCACGGCGCCCAGGGTCGGGAGGGGCGCGACGCCGGTCAGGTTGATCGTCGCCGGGGCGGCGGTCACTTCGCGGACGCCCGGGGCGGCGGCGACGACCGCGACGATTTCGAACTGCGTCGCCGAATCATCCCAAGCCCACGTCAGCGGGCTAATCCAGGCGGCGAGGGCCGCGGTAACGGAGGCCTGCACGTCGGCCGCTGCCCACCCTGCCGCGGCCTTCACGGTCACGGCGACGTCGACAGGGGTGTAGGTCGGGGCGATGACGTGCAGGGTCAGGGACGCGAGGGCCTGCGCCGCGAGGGCCTGCCGGGTCTCGTCCATCGCCCCGGCGTCGAGTGCGGCGCCGTCGAGGCCGGTCACGGCGACCGTAACGTGCCCGTAGGCGGTCGTGCCGGGCGTCGCGGGGTTGTAGTTGTCCAGCACCCGCGCCCGGCCCGTACCGACCCGCGATAGGGCCGCGTACTCGAACTGCTCGGGATGAACCAGCGTTGAGTTCTGCCGGGCCAGGACCGACGCGGCGCGGGCGAAGAACACGTCGTCGCTTTCCTGATCGGCGCCGCCGAGCAGCGCCGCGGA